TAAAGGAACGACCGCTGATACCTAGTATATTCCTGTTCCGTCGCTAAATCAATACCGAAAAGAGTGATATGTTTGACCACTGTTTCTAGAGCATAAGCCATCATATAGTCATAACTAAATTGGAATACCGGCCGGTACTTTTTTACAAGACTATCAATTCCGAGATCAACCGAATGTTTCAATTCAGAATATACCCCGTCGGTCATGATAGGACAGCCGTAGCTGTTTAGCCTATCTGGATCGTATGATGCATCCTCGCCTTTTTTGTGGATCTCAAAAACAAGATCAACGCGCGGCAGTATTTTTGCAACGCTCGCAGTCGTCCATATATCACCGTCGAACCCGTCTGATTGCCGCGTGGTAGTTCCATTTCCGACTAAGGCTATGCGCTTTTGTTCGATCATTTGTAATACTCCGCCGGTTTCCATTTTCGCTTCAACGAAAAAAACATATTGTAATAATCCTGTTGGTAATAGATCGGCCGTTTTATTTTATCGTCGCGGAATTGCACCTCACCGCGGAATCCGTATCCAGTATAGGCGAAGCTACAAACCGAACACGGCCACGGGAATACGCCATTGTGTTGATCTTCGCGCAACTTAGTTATCGCTTCATTGTTGTACAATTCAAGCAGGCTATCGCCGATCTTGTATTGCCCGTAGCTTAGCGCGTGTTCGTCGATTACATGGTTATTGTATGAGCATATCGCCAGCTCGCCATTCCATCGGATTTCCATGAATTGGTTATCGAAATACTGGCACGGCTTTGTCCGCATCGGGATTTCATTGTCTCCAACTAGAATCTTACCAACGCACACGTAATCGATCCCGGCGTCGTTTAGCCAATATTGAACGTAGTCTTCGATTTCTCCCCAGTCCTGGCCGCGCGCGCATATTTTTACGGCGATATCTTTATCGGAACCGATAGCCGTTTTTATGGCGAGAAGTTTTTCAAGATTGTTCAACAATACTTTTTCATTGGTTCCCGGCCGGGCGATTTCGATATTCCCCGAGTCCGGCAATCCGTCCATGCTTACAATTATCTGATAGCAGGTGCTTTCTTTCGACAGAAGAAACCGAAGAATATCTTCCCGCCATATTGTCAAATTGGTCGTAACGTAGAACCTCAGTCCGTTTACCGATAGGTATTTCACCATTTCCAGGTAATCGCGGTTTAGGAACGGCTCGCCGATAAGCCACGGGACGACCGAAACGCCCGGCATCTCTTCTTTTACTTTATCGATGATTGCCTTGAACATTTCCAAGCTCATGTCGCCGACGGCGTTCGTGTTGCACGTTGAAAGACAGAACTTGCATTTTAGGTTACATCGATTTGTTACCTCGATGACGACCATCTTCGGTATCAGTAAATCCCCCATGAATCCCCCCTATGCCCTAGTATACGTCACTTTGACATCAAACTGAAATTGCCAAGCATTCCCGGTCAATTCGATATCACGTACCCCGTTTGCAACGATTGAAGTTACCGTCACGCCGTCCACCCATGGCGTGATATGATTGATTATTTTCCGCGCTGCGAGCGCTATTGATTTGGTAGCTTTGTTTCCGCAGAAATCGAATTGTATCCGCGCGTTGCCGGTATCGGTATTATCGAACGCCTCTTCATCGGTCGGGTCGGAAATAACGCTATACCACCCATAAGGCTCAGTCGTTCCATCCGGCGCGCTGTACGGATAAAGTCCGCCGGTCAAAGTAGCCAGCCATACGGTATTCGCGCGAAGCTTTACGTCGAGCGCTTGCTCAATGCAGGTACTATCCATGATACGCCGCCTTGATCGCTAGGCCGATAGTCTTTTGCCTTTTAGCTTCCCGTTGTCGCACTGAATAATCAATAGCCGGGCGAAGGTATGGTTGACGCGGATAATTCGGCATATCTTTTCGGCCGTACTCCACCGGACCGGCGTATTCAAGATGCGATCCGACGTGCCCGGTATGTTCTTCAAGCGGCTTGTCCAGATAGTTGAAAGCGCTTGTCTGTTTCCCGCCGCCTTCATTAAGGCCTCCGTCGTCTTTTTGAGTCGCCCACATAACGGAGCTTTTTAATTCCCCCGTATCGACCGGGACAAGCTCTTTAGCAAATCCAGTCAATATCACGCATTCGCCGACGACCAACTTTTCGGCCACTTCATCGGAGATGATATCTCTATAGCTCATTTGGCTTGCCGTCATCGTGAACGCGGTCAAATTATCGCCTCCGGGCTTTCCTTAACGAATACCTCAAGATGGTGTCCAGTCCGTTCCGGGAATATCTTAGGCGGAACAACAATCTCAAAGGTCCTACCAGCCCATACTAGCTTGTATTTAGCCTGAATGACAATATTAGACGGGAAAGCAAAAAACCCATCCGCCCGCGCTTCAGTCGCCCCGCCTACGCGCGCACGGTCGCCCGATAATTCGCTGAAGCAGCCATAGAACGGAGATCCTATAACCTCGCTCCATGTATTATCGAACGGGAAGGTCGCCGACGCCGTAAACTTGTAGACGTGAACCGGTTGCGTGAAAAACCGACTGATAGCCGATTGAACGTAAGGAACAACCCAAGATGCGTAAAGCGATATATTGGAGCTTGCAACCGTTACTGTAGCCCCAACGGCGTATGCTGTTCCGTCCTGGTCGGCCGTCGTATTCCAATCGTTAAACGCGTAATTGGTCCGCGCTAAACTCCCGCTGTTTGTGGACGCAAGGAACGTTTCGCCGGTGATATACAAATTGGCGTCGGTCGGAACCGAACCGGAAGTATTATTGTTTCCGTAGTACGTAACGGAATAAGTCGCTTGCCATTTTGCATAAAGCGTCACGCTTGTGGTAATCGTAAACGTTGCAGCCGGACTTCGGTCTGTTCCACTTCCATCGGATGCGGTATTCCATTTCATCCAGCGATATCCGGTTCGTGCAAGAGTACCGGTATTAGCGGCGACGGTAGCGGTATCGCCGGTATAGTATTCCGTCGCGTCAGTCGGGGCGGTTCCGCTTGTATTGCTGTTTCCGCTGTATGTTATGGTCTTCGCGGCTTCCCATTCGGCGTAAATAGTGACAGCGCCCGAAATCGGCAACAATCCGCCAGCCGTGTACCTTGTACCGGTCCCATCGGCGGCCGTATTCCATCCGAGCCATTTATAATGAGTCCGCGCCAGCGATCCGGTATTTCCCACGATAGTCGCCGATTCACTAAGATGATATTCCGTCGAATCAACAGGCGCCGATCCCGAAGTGCTGTTGTTGTCGTCATATGTTAAAGTAGCGGTCCACTCTGCGTATAAAGTAACATCAGCGCCAGCTATGACGTACGACTCCGCCGGTGCGTATCTAGTTCCCGTTCCATTAGCTAAAGTATTCCACCCAGCAAAAGTAAAACCGGTTTTAGCTAGCGTCCCGGTATTTCCCGCGACGGTTGCGCTTTCTCCGGTTATATATTCTGTCGCGTCGGTCGGGACCGTTCCGCTTGTCGAATCGTTATCGTCATAGGTAACGGTATAAACCGGCGTCCATTCAGCATATAATACAGTATCATCGGCCGTCATTGGATAGGCAGAGGATACGGCGTAATGCGTACCAAGTCCGTTAGCTAACGTGTTCCACCCAGTAAAACGGTAATCGGTTTTTGCAAGCGTCCCTGAGTTGGTCGCGGTTGTTACCGTATCGCCTGAAAGGTAAGTGTTTGAATCGGTCGGGACCGTTCCGCTGGTGTTACCGTTACCGTTATAAGTAAACCCAAACTTTAAAATATATATTCTGAACTTATTATCAATTAGAGTATCCCATCGACATTTAAATATATTTCCGTAATAATCTACGGTGTATTTATAATTTTCGTCTGTAAGTTCGTCGAACTCAGCAAATTGCGATAATGTATCAGAACCATCTAACGATCGGTAATAGTAATTATTCTCAGAACATCTTGCATACTTTCGCCCATCAAATACCCCGCCTTTAATCGCTGCCCATGTCAAAGAATCAGCACCAATGTCAGAAAAGCTTCCCCCAACCGGCATTTTTTGAATTGCCTTTGCCGCCGCTGATGCGACATAAACAGCATTATCTTGATCGACAAAAATTTGTTGGGCCGAGTAAGGCGAAGTTGCATAGGTGCTGAATGTTGTATTTCCGTATACGCATTTTTTTATACTGGTCCCGGCTATTGAATAAAGGGAATCGTCTGGGCCAACTGCAAGATATACAATTGTTTCACTGCCAAACGTTCCAAACGTTGACCCATTCCAATAACTTATATTTGCTGATCCACTTGCTGCTACAAAAAAAACCCGACCATGGGAGTCGCCTACGACACTGTTAGGACTATTAGCAAGTGTTCCTACTTGAGAAAAGCTTGTCCCGTTTGGTTCAGTTGATTTTAATATTCTATGTTCGCCATCCCATTTATATAACCATATGTATCCGTTGTAGTCACGATAAGTCCATGATATATTATCGGTTGTGTCATACCCGAAAGATACAAACTGCATTATTCGCCCTCGTATGCGGTCAAGTCCTTATCGAAGTACCGACGATTTTCGTTGACGTGCCAGAGCATACCGCCGCGCCCGGTTCGGTGGAACTTCCAAGGCCGTAGCGCGTTCAATATTTCATCGGGATAGGCGTTTACCACCGGCCGGCGCGACTCGGAGTAATTCCCAAGTGACATAGAAGTAATCCCCGGACTATTCGAGCTTGCAAGTTGATAGCCGATCATCCTGGAAGCGATAAGCTTCAACTGAGCCGGGAAGTTAGTCAACGCCACGGTAACGTCGTACCCGGTCGTCGTCTGCGTTTCATCGACTATCGCTTCGGTTGTCTGAAGGTAAGTATCGGCTTGAGCGGATATCGTGAATATCCCGTCGTTTAATCGAGACCCGGAAATGATAATATTACCGCCCGTTGGGTAGCCCATCGCGGTAAAGCCGCCAGCGTCGAGAAGTATCTTATATGTAGTTCCGGTAACATCGAAATAGATATCATCGGAGGTAATGTCATAATCAGGCGCGCGGAAGTAGTTGTTACATTCGGAAACGATATCGGCGTATGCTAT